CAAAAGAAAAGAAAGCTAACCAAGCAGCAGGAGAAGTTTGTTGATCTAATGGCTCGTGGTTATCACGAAGGCCGAGATCCTACAAAGATGACTGTAATGGATGCGTTTCGTCTAGCGGGCTATGCGCCTGATAACGGTAACGCTTACCGCTTGTACAAAGATCTAAAAGAGTTGATCAAAGAGAAGAGGGATGACTTGGTTGAAGAAAACCAAGTTGCCTCTCTTGCAACTAAGATCATAGAAGATATTATGGTTGATCCAGATAATCGACCAGAGATCCGTTTAAAAGCGGCTCAAGATATTCTGCACAGAACAGGCCATGATAAGCCTAAAGAACTAAATGTTAAACAAACCGTATCAGACCTTTCTGATGCAGAACTTGATGAACAACTATCCGAGCTGATTGAATCATCCCAAAATGTCCAAAAACTTAAAGAAGGCTGAAAAAGAGAAGTTACTACTCTTAGTTCAGGAGAGAGAGCAAAGGCGTTTATTTAACCAGATAAACGCTTGGGAACCTTATGGGTGGCAAGAGCTGTTAGCTAATGCTACCTTAGAGGCCAATCAGTGTTTGGCTATGGCGGGTAACAGGGTAGGTAAGACTTACACTGGAGCTAGGATAAGCGCTTGCCACTTAACAGGAAAATATCCTGATTGGTGGACAGGTCATAGATTTAAGAAGCCTATTACTGCGTGGGCTGCTGGTGCTAGTACAGTTACCACAAGAGACATACTACAGCGTGAACTATTAGGTGATCCTGTAAACATCGACTTGCGTGGATCTGGAGCTATACCAAAAGATTGTATTGTAGATGTAGTGCGTAAGCCACAGATACCAAATGCAGTTGAAAGTATTGTAGTTAAGTTTCACGATGAGAAAGGTAATCACATCGGTGAATCTGTAGTCTCGTTTAAGTCTTACGAGATGGGTGAAGAGAAATTTATGGGCTCTTCTCTTGATTGGGTTTGGCTAGATGAGCAGCCAGCACAGAACATATATACACAGTGCTTGACTCGAACGCTGGATAAAAAGGGTTTCGTTATGATGACGTTTACCCCAGAGAGCGGAATGACTCCAGTTATCCAGCAGTTTATGAAGGAAAGAAAGAAAGGTCAGTTTCTTATCCAGGCAGGTTGGGATGAAGCGCCTCACTTAGATGAGGATGCAAAAGAGCAGATACTAGCTCAGTACCTTCCTAACGAACGAGAGATGAGAACAAAAGGACAACCAGTATTCGGTAGAGGTATGGTATTCCCATACTCATTAGAAAGATTGGTTGTAGAAGATTTTGAGATACCCTCTCACTGGTTGAGAATATCGGGTATAGATTTTGGGTTTGATCACCCTACAGCTATTGTTTGGGGCGCAATAAACCCAGAGAATAGCTGCTTTTATGTTACAGACGAGTATAGAGAATCTCGTCAAACAGCAACACAACACGCTATAGCAATCAGGCAAAGAACTTGTCAGCCACCTATAGCTTGGCCTCACGATGGTAATAGATCGTTTGATGGCGGTGATTCGATGGCAGAGCAGTATCGTCAGGAAGGAGTAAACTTCTTACCTGAACATTTTACTAACCCGCCAGATATATCTCAGACAAAAGGGGATATAAAGATTTCGGCAGGTATTACTGCAATGTCGAAAGCGATGGAAAAAGGTTTGTTTAAAGTATTTCAGAGTTGCCATTTTTGGCAGCAAGAATACGGAATGTATCACTTTGGCGAGAATGGTAAGATAGTAGATAAGGCAGACGATTTAATGTCAGCCACAAGATACGCATACCAAAGCCAGAGATTTGCTATACCAACAAAAGATAAAAGCAAAAGACAGCGACCTTGGGAAACTAAGGAATCAAGCAATTACAACTGGGTCACATAAATGATCAACAACAAAGAATTACTAAGCACCATACAGTCTTATGAAGATAACGTATCTGACCACATGGATAGCGATGCTGCACAGACTCGTGCAGATCTTCTTGATTATTACCTTGGTGAACGGTACGGCAATGAACGGGATGGCTACTCAAGTATCGTTACGCGAGAAGTCTACCAAAGTGTTGAGAATATTAAATCAGATATAGCTGAGTTATTTGTAGCTGATGATGAAACTGTTAGGTTTGAACCAGAAGGGCCAGAAGATGTCGAAGCAGCGCAGCAAGCAACAGATTGGGTACGTTATGTTTTCTATCGTCAAAACGATGGCTTTAGCAATATTATGGATAGCCTTATTGATGGCCTTCTTCAGCGTCAGGGTGTTATTAAGCGTTGGCGAGCTATGGAAGACAAAACAACGACTCACTCGTTTGAAGATATTTCTCAACCAGCATTTGAAGTCCTTGACTCAGACCCTGAAATTGAAATTACAGAGTTTGAAGAAGTGCTTGACGAGCTTACTGGTCTTAATACATACCAAGGTAAAATGCTTCGTACAGTTACTGAAAGCTGCACTCGCGTTGAAGTAGTACCACCAGAAGAATTTGGCATTGATCGTAATGCAGCTACAGTGCAAGAGGCTCGTTTTGTACGTCAGCGCAGCCAGAAGTCTAAAAGCGATCTGTTAGAGATGGGCTTTGAAGAAAGCAAAATTGACAAGGCTACTACATCATCAGGTTATAACGAGTATGACTCACCTGAGCGTATTGCTCGTAACTTTGACACTGATGACTACGATGGTGATGAAAACTACATCGGTAAGATGTATGACCTGCATGAAGTTTATATTAGAGTTGATCGTGATGAAGATGGTTACGATGAGCTTCTTAAAGTTTGTAAGATTGGCAACATTGTATTAAACATCGAAGAAGCAGACGAGATTCCTTTTGAAATCTGGACTCCTATTCGTATGCCTCACAAACTTACAGGTCTTTGTCCTGCGGATGCCGCAGCACCTATCCAGAAGGTCAAGAGCACACTTTGGCGTAACCAGCTAGACAATCAGTACAACTTAAATAACGGTCGTCCTGTGGTCGTTGAGGGCCAAGTAGACCTAGACTCAGTAATGAGCAGTAAGCCTGGTGCTCCGTACCTTGTTAAGCATCCTAACGCTATCTCATTCCCAAGCCAGCCATCATTCGGCGCTCACACATATAACATGATGGGTGTAGCTGATCAGATGCTAGAGGCTAACGTAGGCTCTACAGACAACTCTTTAAATCCAGACATCTTAAACGGCAACACTGCTGCGGGTGCAGTTAGTCAGGTTTTGTCTAAGCGTCAAGCTCGCATTCGATTGATTGCTCGTGAGTTTGGTGAGTTCTTGCGTAAAGTATTTATGGGTATCTATGAGTTAGAGATTGCTCATGCAGATGACAAGGCTATCTTCCGATTAGATAACAAGTTTGTTGAGGTAGATCCTCGCACTTGGAACGCTCGCAAAGATGTTACTGTATTAGTTGGTCTGGGTAATGGATCAAAGACTGAGCAATTATTCCACATGCAACAGACTATGGCTGCACAACAACAAATGGTTGCTGCTGGCGGTCTAGGCGTTACTGTAATGCCCTACCAGATCGTTCAGTTGCAAGAAGATATGGTCAGATTGTATGATAAAGCGGCATACGGTCGCTACTTTACTGATCCAGGCGTTGAGTTTACAGGTCAGGCAGAAGGGCCAAGCCCAGAGCAGCAAGCGTTGGAAGCTCAGATGCAAGCAGCAATGGCTCAGATACAGATCGAGCAAGAGAAGCTTGCTATTGAGCGTGAAGAACTTGCACTTAAAGAACAAGAGTTTATGCTTGACGTTAAGAAGCATGAAGACGAAAACGAGTTTAAAGTAGCTGAACTTAACTTGGAGGCGCGCAGTGAGAGAGCAGTCAAGATTGGTAACTAGTCTAGCAAGTGAAGAGGCTAACATAGATACAAGGCTTAAAGTGGCAAACGCAGCCCATAGGCTTATAGGAGATGAAGCAATACAGTTTATTTTCCAAGAAATGGAAGATAATTTGTACAGGGCTTTTTCTAGCGTACCAACACCTGAGCAGGGTGAAGGGATCTGGAGAGAGGTTAAAGTAGTTAAGGCTTTAAAAGAGAACTTGGAGTGGTATGCAAACCAAAGAGAAACCCTCGCCAAAAGAGGAAGAAAGTAAAGAATATTACATCGTATCTAGCGATTTAATTAACTGGATGCGAGGTGTAGCTTTTACCAAGCTTACATTGCAGGATGTTGATGGTTTAACAGACGAACTGTTTAACACACCAACTATGCAGCAGTATCTTGAGTTAAAAGAAACACAAAAACCAAAAATCATAACTTAACAATAAGGACAACTGGAAACAGATCCTTGAGGAAATAACAATGTCAAACAATGAGAACAACTCTTCGGAACTCTCTATTAACGAACCCATTACACAGGATGCTGGACTAGAGGCAATAATGGGCATGATCAATCCTAAAGAAGATTTAGGAGAAATTGAAAATGAACCTGTAGCTGAAGCGGAATCTGAAGAAGAATATTCTGAAGAAGAAGTGGAAGAAAACTTGGATCAGCTAGAAGAAGTTGAAGCCGAAGAAAGTGATGAAGATACAGGTGATGAAGTAGAGTTATCTGGTGACATCGAGCTTGAAGACGGTGAATATGAATATTTAGTTAATGCTCGCGAATATCTTAATGAAAATGGTCTTGATGACATTGAAAAGATTAAAAGCGGTATTTTGATGCAGGGTGATTATACGCGCAAGACTCAGGCGTTATCTGAAGAGCGTAAAACTTTTGAATCGGAGCGAAATCAATCTTTAGAAGAAACAGCAAAGATGTTAGAGATTGCACAAGCGATGGTATACGGTCAGCGACCAACCCATACGACTGAAGAGTTATTAGCTCTAAAACAATCAGATCCCTACGCTTATGAACAAGCATTGGAGAATCGAGTTCTTTTTGAACAGAAAGAGCAAGAGATTAACAATGTAGCTGCCAAAGTATCAGAGCAGTACCAAGCACAACAAGCTGAGAACTTACGGGTCGAAACTGAACAGCAAGCGGAATTGCTAGTTCAAATGGAGCCTAGCTTCTCAGATCAGAAAGTTGCAGCCCAGAAAATTGAAGTTATGGGTGAATACTATTCTAGTATCGGTGGTGATCCAGAAGAACTTGGAAGAATCACAAGTGCTCGTGTGTTAAAGGTATTACATGATGCTGCTATGGCGCATGGTTCTAAGAAGCAAGTAGAGGCTACTAAAAAGTCGCCAAAGAAAAAAGCTTCTAAGACTGTCATAAGAAAAGGTACGTCAGCGAGTCGAGCACAAAAACAGGCT